TTAGTTGATGCGTATTTAGTTGGAACTGTTTCACCGTATACGGCTCTAAGTTGTTGGTATCTTTCAAAACCTCTTGTAAAAATGTCTATTCCATCGGGGTCAATAGTATCTTCATTACCCGCAACTTTTACAACATTAATAGAGTCAAACCCCATAGCAATTTCATTTTTCCAAGTTGGATGTTGAATACCATTAGCGTCTAACATTTTTTGTGTTAATTGAAATTTTGTAAATGATGCTAAGTCTTTAGGTATATCACCATTAGCAACTAGGTTGTTAACGTGAGGTATTAATATTGATTGTTCCCATGATACTACAGAGTCATTTATATCATCATCAGATAAACCAATTTTAGCAGTACCACTTGAGTCGGTGTAAATAGTTTCATCTTTTTTATAAGCTTGACCTTTAGAGATTAAATCAACTCCAATAGCAAGTTTACTTGAGGTAGCTATTTTACCTCTAATAGCATCAATAATTTTTGTTGCTTGTTCTTGTGTATTTGGTGTTCTTAAATAAGAAGGTAAATCTTTTTTACTACCTCTTTTACTTGTAAGATATGTAACAATATCACTTAAACTTTCTGGGTCTTTAATTAAACCAGTATCTTGTAAAGCAACAACTTGTTCAAAAAAATCTAATACTTGTTTGTTCCAAGAATCTTTATTTATAAATTTTTCATTAACAACTTTGTCAGTTCGTAAATTTTCTAAATCTTGTATTCTTGTAGATGGATGAATTATTGTATCTTTATATTGTCCACCTGGGCCGACAGCTTTTTCTTCTGTCCATGTCCCACCTTGTTCCCAAGACTTTGCTATAATTTGAAATGCTGTTGCATTTGTTTGTCTGTTTAATTGTAAACCTTTTGCTAGTGATACTTTACTATCTAACTCTACTCTCATTTGATTAATAGAATCTGTATATGCTCTAGTGTAAGATTTATCCTGTGTACTTAAATCCCTCATAGGATTTCCAGTAGGATTATCATTTTCATCAACTGATTGAAATAAGCTGTCAACATCAAGGTTAGCCATTGCATCACCTTTTTCATCTCCACCAGTAATGTTTGATACTTTAGTTTGTACTGAATTAAAATCTTGTATAGCGTGAGATAAACCAAAATTAGCATTGACAATAGCTTGACTGTAATAGCCTTTTAAATTTTCAACTCTAGGGTCACCTTTGTCTACTAACTTTTTAATTTCATCTGGGTCAGTAATACCTTGTGCTTTTAAATTATCAAAAACATCTTGTGTTTCACTTTCTTGTTCTTTTTTGTAAGACTCAGTAAAATTAGCAAAGCTTTTATTAAAGTTCTTTAGTGAATTTGAAATTTGATTTAATTCACTATCGGTAGCTTCTCTAGGTCTGCCTGTTGAAGTTTTTTGATAAGAAATATTTTTGTATTGTGATTTATATGCCATTATTCTGTTGCCTTACTGTTAAAGAATTTTCTACTATCATTTCCTGCGTAGTCTGTTCCTGCACTTGCTACGTTAATAGCTAATGCCATGTTGCTAGGTAATACTGGAACTGGAAGGTTGTTAATTGTGTTAGCGTAAGCCGAATATGCTTCGTTTTCTTGTCTATTGAAAGATAACATATCTTTAGTGAAACCCATGTTAACATCTCTAAAGTCAGTGTCTTTGTCTCCGCCTACATCTTTATATATTGCTGTAGCGTTTCCTACGTTCAAAGCTAATTGTTTTGAAATTTCTTTAATTTTCTCTTTTTTAATTTTAAACTTTTCAGCTGATTTTTCTTTTCCTGCATTAATTTTACCTTGGTCTATTTGACCGTAGTCATCAAACAAAGCTGAACTCGCAGCATTTTTAGCATGAAAATTTGATACAGAGGTTCTATAGGCTTGTTCTTTTTTAGCGTTATGGTCTGCTACTGCACTGACAACGTTTAACGCAAAGCCTGCTTCTGCTGTACACATATTATTTTAACTCCTTCATTACTAATATAAAATTTAATTTTTCATGGCCGTATGGTAATTTTCTTTTGGCTTCAAATCCTAAAAACTGTAACCATTTTAAAGTTTCCCAATTACGCTCATCTACAAAGTTATAAAGATATTCATAACCCTGTCCCATTTCTTCAATCCATTTTGGACACTCTCTAAGAAATTGTCTTGCATGGTTTTTTAATTGTTCACTAGATAACATCCAAGCTACACCATATCCTTTTTTAAATTGACATGGGGATGACCCAAACATTCCAATAACACCTTCGTCTTTATTTCCAATTATGGAATAGTTTCTTGAACCTTCATAAGTGAAGGGAAGAACTAATGCTTTTAATGGACTTAGGTTATCTGATGCTTGTATCTCACGTCTATCTGCTAGACGCATCTTAGGTGCTAAGTCTAAACAGTCTTTTACAACTGCTTTCCTTACACATTTTTCCATATTACATCCTTCTATTTCTTCTATGATAAAATCCTTCAATCTCAGCTGATATAAAGTGACATGGTAAATGTGAACTAGATATTAACTTACATACAAATTCTGTATTTTTAGATTGTATTGGAATATTAAATGTTCCACTTGCTATGTTAGGTTGTCCTACAACTGAGGATGCTGAGTTAATTACATTTCCAGACATCTCATATGTTGATGTACTCCTACCATTTGGTAATACTGTTGCGGTAAAGAAACCGCTGTCTTGATAATCTATTCTCATAGTTCTAACTTGGAAACGTCCAGAAGTTATTGCTACTTGTCCAGTTGCGCCAGACTCTCTAATGTATGGTTTCGAAAATTCATACAAAGACTCAAAAGCAACACCAAAGATACAAGAAGTATGATTACCTAAAACTACTACTGTAGTTCCAGTTTGACTGTCGATTGTTAAATCTGAACCATTAGTAGCATCAACAGCTAATAATGTTTGGTTGTGTTCATACGGTAATGTAAATGTAGTTTTGTTTGTTACACTGTCATATGTTCCAGTTAATGTTTGTGTTTGTAAATCTATATTGATTGGAAAAGTTAAATTACCAAAATTAGGATTTCTTAAATCTATTCTTAATAGTTTTAAATTAGTTTTTTCATTAACTACTAAATATAAATAACTGTCATAAGCTTCCGCAGAAACAATTTGCATATTTGGTAAAGTAAATGTTGACCATGCTGATTGTACTTTTTTATCCGCATCCCAAAAATATTTATAAACAAACATCTTATTAGCATTAGTTCCAGTTACATTTGAACTAGGTGTATAAGGCGTTGTATTAACAGTATCTAAAGTATCGTGACACAATACAACCATTGTATCTTCAATGTTATTTGATACAATTTTGTATGCATTAGATGGTATCAATGTATTTACACCAATAGTAATATCTAAGCCGTCATTAGTTAAAGTATCATCATCTGCAAAATATTCAGTTAACGCTGTTTTGTCATTTCTCTTTTGTGCAAAGTAAACAAATTTTCCTGCCGCTTTAGGTTCTACTTTTATATCGTGAGAGAAGGTACTTGTTTTAGAAAGTACAGCAGTTGTTGGTGTAATACTATCACCCGAAGACTCTAAGATATATTGAGACTCAGAAGAAAATAATAAAAGTTGTTCATTAAAATCGATAGAGTTGTAAAGTGTATTAACAGTAGTACCACTAGCTGCAATGTCAATTGGGTCAGTGTCTAAAACATCTGTTCCAGTTGTAGCATAGAAATTATAATATGCACCGTTTTCTGACATAATTAAATTTTGTCCAGAAATAATTCCAAATCTATTTTGGAAGAAAGTTAAATTATTAATTTTTTGACCTACAAAACTTGGTGCTGCGTTAGTGTCTGCATCTCCGGCAACTCTATCAGTGTATGTTTGTTCTTCAAAAGTAAATGTACCGTTATTGTTATTGACCAAAGCGTGTGGCATAGTAGAATTATCTAATCCAAGTTTTACACCTGGGCCGACAGTTTCTCTCCAAACACCGTTAGCTATAAATTTAACATAATAATCTGAAAGAGCATCACCTTCTTCACCAGTAATTTGAATAATCATATTTGGTTTGGCGTAATAAGGTAAATCTGTAAAATCTTGTATAGAGTCTTTTACTGCATACATAGCTTGGTTACCAAAACCGTCTGTAGTTTCAATTCCAAATGTTCCACTTGCACAAGAAATATAAATTGTATTTCCATATTGTGTGTTTGTGAATGTTCCAGTAATTCCAGAATAGTTAGCAATTCCTTGTGAGGTACTTAATGTAGCACCAGTATCAGTTCTAATTGTTTTAAATCCAATTCCATCTGCAGCACTTGACCAATAAGATGATGCTGTTCCATATAATAATATATGTGCAATCTTTTCAGTGTCTCTAAAATTTCCATCTGTTGATGCGTCATTACCAGTAGGCATTTGAAAAGAAACTTCTATTGGATAAGACCACGTAGAATGATTTAAAGTAACACTATATTGTCTACCGTATTGTGAACTTACTACATACACTAAAGCTTCTTGAACTTTTGCAGGTGTTGTTACACTGTTCTCTGCAATTGTTTTCTGACCATTAGATACAAAAGTATAGTCTGCTATGTTAGTAAATTTAAAATCTTCTAAAGGGTTGGTTGATGTTAAATATCCTGTTCCATTTGGGAACGTAACTGTTTTTTCTACTCCATTTAAATCAAAAACTTTTACACCTTGGTTATAAAATAATGCAACATATTGATTGTTAGCATCTCTGTTAATCCATTGAACAGCACAGTTATTAGGAATGGCTTGATTACTTAATAAATTAGCGACAAATTGAGTTCCCGCTCTTTTTGATAAACCATTAATTATATTAGATTGAAAATTAATTTGGTTCTCAGCTTGAGATACATTTCTTTGAACAGGGTTTTGTTGGCTAACTCCGTTTATTAAGTTAGGTATAGACTGAGATATTAATGCCATTGTCTAACTCCTCGAAGAACGTTTGCTGCTACGGTTAGTAATATAATTTAAATTGTAATCATCCCTTAACATATTAGCGTCCATTGCTCTTGAGTCAGCTTGTTCAAAAGCTACGTGTGCTTCGTTCTCATCTAATCCTGCTAGTTTAACTAATTCGTTTGCACCAATGTAACGAGCTGCAAATCTTCTTGCTGCTTTAACAACAATATATTGTCTTGCATATTCTGGTAGGTGTTCAAATTGTTGAACTAAAACTTTGTCTAACTTTGGATTAAACGTAAATACATCTGTATGATTTTTTAAGTCATATAAAAATCCGTTACGAATTGTAAATTGATAAAGGTATTGATAAGGCGCTGAAGCTTCAGCTTGAACACAATTTGAGTCTAAAGGTACTTTATTATTAGAATCTCTATTTTGTGTTACGTCAAATTCTCTGTTGAAATACCATCCTTGAGATTGAATACTCATAGATGTTTCATTTAAAATATTTATAGCAACAGCAACGTCTGTTCCAATATTACCAGTGATTGCACTTACAGGACTCTCTCCAATAAAACTAAGCATGGTATTTATCGCTTGTAATTCCGTTGTAGGTGTTATTTGTGTTGCCATTGATTTTCCTTTGTTAATTATAAAGTGGGGGATTAAGTCTCCCTCTTCCCCCACTCCTTATAAGTTTAAAGATGTCTAAAAATTAAACTTCTTTAATTCCTACTGCTGCTTCCGGACGAAGGACGCCATGTCCCATCGCGTATTTAGCAACCATTAAAGTACCTTGTCTTTGGATTTGGTATTCCATCTCTGTTGACAAGTCCATTAACTTCACAGTTCCGATTGCACTAGGGTGAGACACCAAACCTTCATAGTTTGATAAGTCAACAGCTTGAGGTGTTGAACCACCTTGAGTTGCTGAACCTGCGTCTGTTCCTGTAGTAATGTTAGATGCTACAAAATGAGGAACTGCAATTAATCTAATTCCTGCAATTTGTAAAACTCTTCCAGATGCTACACCACCGTTTGCACCACCGCTAAAATCTACATTTACTGCATTAGTTGCGTTAGCTAATTTGTAGTACATTTCTGGTTTTAAGAAACATACTCTTCCTTCAGATGGAACATAGTTGTTATCTAAAGTTTTAGCTGCGTCAAATAATGAATCGATAAATGCATTAGCTGAAGTTGCTGCAGTTGCACTAGCAATTGAAGTGTTAGTGATTACTGTACCCGATGGGTAGTTAGTGTCACCAACATTTGCAACTGTAGTTTTAGCTGCTTGACCGATTGTTTGTAAGATGTGTTTATCTTTTTGAAAAGCTAATGCTCTTCCAATTTCTGAAGAATACGCACTTCTAACCGACCAATGGTTCTTTGCCTCTTCGATATTAGATAAAAACACATGAGATATAAGAAGGTCGTTAATTGTAATTACCTTCTCATTGTGGTTCACTGATGAACCGTTTATTTCAGCACCAGGTGTATGATATTCTGCACCGATTCTGCCCATTACTGGGAAAGTTGCGCTTTTGCCAGATGCGATACTTCTTACCATATCTGCACCCTCTGTTTTTGATGCTCTCTCGAATGAAGTTAAAACTTCTCCGGAAAAAACCTTCAAAAACAAAGCATCTTCAGCATTAGCGCTATTTATTCTGCCTATATCAGCAGGTATTGCGTTTGCCATATTATTTCTCCTTATAGCTTTGTTATTTAAAAAGCTTTCACTTAGTCTTATTCTTCACAAGATTGTCGTTCCTCAGAACGGTCAAGTTAATGTACTTAACTTTGTGTCAGCGAGTTGCTACCTAAACAGGTAACACAACTATCTTTTGCCTTACTTAGGCTTTCCTATAGTCTACTGTTTTTTATTTTAGCTTGAACGTCTGCTTGGTATGCTTCGTCTTTTCCATATCTAGGGTCAGACATTGCTGCAGTAACTTCAGCCCATGAACGATAACCACTAGCATTACTAGAACTTGGTCGTTCACCTTTTGATAAATTAGGTTCAATACCTTCAGCATTTTTATATCTAGCATTCAATCCTGCGATTGCTAGTTTAGTTGCTTCAATATTTTTTCCGTTAACAGTTGTATTGTATGCATTAATCTCAGCTTCACTTAAATTTTCTGAAGCCCAAGACATTAAAGAATTATAAGACTCTTCACCACCAACTTCTTGTTTTAATGAGTTGGAAGTTTGTTGTGCTATAGATTCTTGTCCTTTAATAAATGCATCTACGTACTCTTTAGGTATTCCTACTTTTTCTAAAGCTTCATAAGATTTATCATTTAACTGGCCACTCTCATTATATTCTTGTTGCAATGAGTCCATACTTAAACCTGCATTCTCTACAGCTTTTTCAGCATCATCAATTGACAAATCATTTTCTTTTTTAGGCTCAGTCTTAGCAACTTCTTCTTTTGTTTCAGGCTGTCCTAATTTAGTTTCTAATTCACCATAGGCTTTTGCCATATCTTCTGGTGATTTAAATTTTTCAGGTAACCATTCAGGTCTATCCGATTGTGGTTTAGACTCTTCTATTGGTTTATCTGATGTTTCTTCTGTAGCTTTTATTTCTACTTGTTGTACCATTTAATTATCCTCTTGGTTTTGTAACATTGTCTGCAACTTTAGGTGCAACAGCTTGTGCTGTTTCCATCATCTGTTGTTGTTGTTGCATCTGCATTTGCTGTTGTTGTTCTGCTTGTAACTGTTCTGGAGTTTTAATTAGATTTTCAGTTTCAATTCCGTGTCCTGTTGCAAGTCTTTCAATTAAATCACCTATGTTTAATAATTGAATAGCTTCAGGATTGATTTGTGCTAATTGTCCAATTTCAGCTACGAACTCTCTTAGTTTCTGTAAGTCATTACCTCTACCTAGTGCTTCAACACCAGTAATAATTGTAGGTCTTACAGACCCTTTTGGAAGTTTTGGTATTTCGTTTTTACTTCCCATTCTTGTCATTAGAAGAGAAACTAAAGGCAATTGTAATTCTTGTGATAGTAAAGAATATATTCCACCCATAGCTGTTTCAAGTTCATTAGCCATATATCTAATTTCTTGTGCAGTAACTCTCTCTGCTTGACGTTGAATTGCTGTATTAAGTAAGAAGGCGTATGCTAGTCTTTCTTCTAGTCTACCAATTGCTTTCTCAACTGTTTGTAAATCATAAAATTTTTGTGCTTGTAACACGCTAACATCATCTTGATTACCAGATATAATATCA